GGGCACGGATATACTACTGGAAATACAAAAAGATTTAGAGGTCCTTTAGGAGCTGGTGGAACATATGGTAATCCAGAAGGAGTTGGTGGAATTACAGGAGCAACGATTGCAAAAGCTGCAGGATATACTATAACTGTAGGTAAATATGTAAGCGGTGCAACTGATACTACTGGTCCAAATGGTACTGGAATTTATGGAACAGATTGGTTTTACTTTAGCGCTGATACAAACGCGACAAGTGTCGCAACAGGAGGAGGTTATCCGATGTCCGTTGGACCGGTAACTATACAAAAATAATGGCTAAACTAAAAATTATAAAAGAAATAATTAAAAAAGTTAAACCTAAAATAAAAAGTAAGCGTAAAAAATTATTTCCTTTAGAGACAAAACCAGGACCTGGTAGCAAAGACAAGTTTAAAAAACTTGATCCAAACAGTCCTTATTACCATGTTGATGACTTAGGGTCTCCTCCACTTCATAGAGGGACTGGTACTTCTGGAGTAGAAAAGAAAAAATTAAAAGAAGCTGGTGAAAGAGTTTCTAAATGGTTTAGAAAAAAAGAAGGAAAAGGTCCTGTTAGAGTACAAGAAAAATTACCTGGTATGAGACACGGTGGTTTAATTAGAGGTTTTCCTAAAATTGCTAAGAAAGGCTGGAGATAATGGCTGGATACAATTTATCAAACTTACAAACAGATATTAGAAATTATACTGAAGTAGACAGCACTGTTTTTAGTGCTGCTGTGTTAAATAGATTTATAGAAAATGCAGAATATAGAATTTTTTATGATCTTCCTATGGATTCAGATAGAGTGGAGTATGAAGGAACACTAGCTGCAGATGTTCAAACTGTTAGAGTTCCTGCAGGTATGGTTTTTGTAAGAGGTATTGAAGTTTTTAATTCTACTTCTTCTAGAACAGGTAGAACATATTGGCTTCAAAAAAGAGATAGAACTTTTATAAGTGAATATGTTGGAGAATTAACTGGTCCTGAAGGATCTCAAACAGGTCAAGATACTACAGCATTACCTAAATATTATGCTATGTTTGGAGGAGCGACTGGAACTGGCTCAACTACATCAGGAAATATTATAATGGCTCCTACGCCGGATGCTAATTATTTAATAAATATACATGGAAATATAGTGCCAACAGGATTAGAAACAGAGACTTCTGGGACTTATTTAAGTAAGTATTTTCCGCAAGGGCTACTATATGCCTGCCTGGTGGAAGCTTATGGATTCTTAAAAGGTCCTCAAGATATGTTGACTTTATATGAGCAAAAGTATAAACAAGAACTAAGTAAATTTGCAAGTGTGCAAATTGGGAGACGAAGAAGAGACGACTATACGGATGGTACTGTTCGTATACCAATCGAATCACCGCCTCAGTAATAGGAGATAAGTATGGCAATAACATCGGCAATTTGTAATAGCTTTAAACAAGAAATTTTAGAAGCAGAACATAATTTTACAGCTTCAACTGGAAACACTTTTAATTTAGCTCTCTATGATAGTGATGCTACTTTAGGAGCTGGAACTACAGCTTATACTACATCAGAAGAAATTACTAATACATCTGGAACTGCTTATAGTGCTAAAGGAAAAGCTTTAACAAGTGTAACACCTACTTTAGATTCATCTACAGCAGTATGTGATTTTGGAGATATATCTTGGACATCCGCTTCTTTTACAGCAAGAGGATGTTTAATTTTCAATGATTCACATTCTACAGATGCAGCAGTTTGTGCGATAGACTTTGGTGGAGACAAAACTGTATCAAGTGGAACTTTCACAATTCAATTTCCTGCAGCGGCAGCTTCAACAGCAATTGTCAGAATAGCATAGGAGGGTCACAGTGCCCGACGTTTCAGAAGGATGGGGCCGACTAACCTGGGGACAGGCTGGTTGGAGTGATGCTACTACTATTAAACAAGGTTGGGGACGTCTTGATTGGGGATCTCAAGCTTATGGTGATGCTCCTTATGTTTCTCTTACAGGTCTTCAAGCAACAACTTCACTCGGATCTTTAACTGTAGAATTAAAACCTGGTTGGGGTACTCTTGACTGGGGTGAAAATGGTTGGGGTAGTGTACTAGAAGGAATTGAAGTTCCAACTGGTCAAGAAGCTACTGCAAGTGTTGGAGCTTTATCTCCTGCAGATGTAATGGGATTAACTGGAGTAAGTGGGACTGCTTCTGTTGGATCTATTAGTGATATTATTCTTTCTCCTACTGTTACACCTACAGGTCAAGCCGCAACAGCTGCAGAAGGTCAATTAAGTATTAATGATGGGGCGGATCATGTTCAAGGTCTCGCTTCTTTAGTAGCAACAACAGCTACAGGATCTCTTGCACCAGCTGATGTAATGGGATTAACTGGAGTAAGTGCTACTGCTTCACCAGGAACAATAACAACAGCAAGTATAGAATTAATTGATGTAACTGGAGTAGGAGCTACATCTGCAGTAGGATCACCAACTATAGATGATATGGCTGTAGGATTGAGTGGTGTTTCATCAACTGCCAGCCAAGGAGCAATTTCTCCTACAGAAATGACCATAGGATTGACAGGTCAATCTGCAACTGCTAGTGTGGGGCAACCTGGTGGTCCAATTGCGTGGGAAAAATTAGTACCTAGTCAAGGTGGTAGTTGGAGTAAAAAAACAGCTACACAAGGTGGTAGTTGGAGTAAAGAAACCCCTACACAAGGTGGTAGTTGGAGTAAAAGGTCGGCTTAATTGGTTGACATTATATGCAAAACAAAATAAATATTATAAACTAGATAAGATTTAGGAGATAAATTATGGCATCAACATATACCCCTCTAGGTGTAGAACTAATGGCTACTGGTGAAAACGCTGGTACATGGGGAACAAAGACTAATACAAATTTACAACTTATAGAGCAAATAGCTGGTGGATATAAAGTTCAAACTTTAAATGCTGGTGGAGCGGGAGCTAATACTACTACTTTATCAGTATCAGATGGTTCGACAGGAGCGACTTTAGCTACAAGAACAATTATTTTAGGAGCAGAATCTCCTGAAACTATATCAGGAAATAAAATAGTTACTATTCCACTTGATGTAGAAGCATTTTATTTTATTAAAAATAGCACAAGTGGATCTTATACAGTTCAACTTAAATATGTATCAGGTTCCGGTGACTCTGTTACTTGGGCAGTTGGTGATAAAGGATGGAAAATTATTTATGCAACCGCTAATGATGGTACAAATCCAGACATAGCAGAAATTTCTGTTGGTGGATTACCAGGTGGTTCAGATACACAAATTCAATATAACGATTCAGGAGCTTTTGGTGGAGATGCAAATTTAATTTGGAACGCTTCAACAGGATTAAACATTGGAACTTCGAAAGAATTAAGACTACAGGACGACTCAGGATCAGAATATGTAGGTATGAAAGCATCTAATGGTACCACGGATTATACTATTACGTGGCCAGCAGGCGTAGCCGCAGGAAACGACTACGTTCTAAAATCAACAACAGGTGGAGTTTTATCTTGGGGTGAAGTTTCAGGTGGAACTTCATGGCAAGCAGTTATTACAACTGGAACATCAGCGACAGCTGGTAATGGTTATTTTTGTAATACAACTGGCGGAGCATTTACTTTAACTCTACCCTCATCACCATCCATTGGAGATGAAGTCTCGTTTGTAGATTATGCAGGTACTTTTGATACCAACAATTTAACTATTGGAAGAAATAGTGAAAAAATTAATGGAGCATCAGCAGATTTAACTGTTGCTACAGAAAGAGCTGCAAATACATTAGTCTACACAGATGGAACTCAAGGTTGGTTATTGAAAAATAATTAATAGGAGTTGAAGTGTCAACTTATAGAGAAATAGTAGGAAAAAAAGTTAAAACATTATCATCAGATCCTTCAGACGGTCTTGATGGAGAAATGTGGTATAATTCCTCTACAGGAAATTTTAGAGGACTTGCTATTATATCAGCATGGTCAAGTGCTTCAAATCTGATTAATGGACAAAGTGAAATGGCTGCAGGTGGAACTCAAACAGCTACCATAAAAGCTTTTGGAGGTACACCCAATTCCCTTACTTGTGAAGAATATAACGGAAGTGGTTGGACATCACTTCCTAATGGAAATACAGCACGAAGACTTTTAGCAGCAACTGCACAGGGAACACCAAGTGCGTTTCTGGCTATTGGAGGATATACAACAACCTATAGTAATTTAGTTGAAGAATATAATGGTTCTTCATGGACAGCAAACCCGACTATAAATACTGCAAGATATTCTTTTGCTGGAGCTGGAACTGCAACTTCAGCTTTAGCTTTTGGTGGAGATGTTCCAGGAGGTCCAAGATCAAATGCATCCGAATCATTTAATGGTTCTTCATGGACAGCAACTCCAAATTTAAATACGGCAAGAAATGGTATAGCAGGCTGTGGAGGTAGTAATACATCAGGTTTAGCTTTTGGGGGAGATGCGGGACCACCGGGTATCGTAACAGACACAGAAGAATTTGATGGTTCAAGCTGGACCGCAGGAGGTGCTTTACCTGTTGCTATGAGCACCGCAGGGAGTGGTATACAAACGGCAGCATTAGCTGCTGGTGGAACTCCGGCTCCAAATAATGCTAAAGCATTCTCTTATGATGGATCTTCTTGGACAGCACTTTCCGACTTAGGAACAGGAAGAGATGTTAATAGATGCTCAGGAGCTGGTAATACAGCCAATGTAGCGATAGGAGGATGGCCACTTTTAAAAACAACAGAGGAATATAATAGTTCAACAAACACAATAACCGCTGCAGCATGGGCTAGTGGCGGTGCTATGCCAGCTGCTTATTATGGATTTTCAGGATCCGCTGGAACTCTAACTGCAGGAATAGCTTTAGGAGGAAAAACTCCTCCAGGAGATCAAGCGACTATTTTAAAATATGATGGAACTTCATGGACAGCTAATCCATCTAATTTAAATACTGCAAGAAGAAGTGGAGCTTCTGTGGGAACTCAAACTGCTACTTTATTAGCGGGCGGTGTTACTGGTAGTACAACTTTTAAAAATGAAGCTGAAGAATTTAATGGTAGTTCTGCTACTGCTCAAACTGCTTTACCATATAGTGGTAGTAGTAATTTTGGTTTTGGAACTCAAACTGCAGCAGTAATTGCAGGAGGTTATGCACCTCCTTTTCCAACTCTTGCCAGTACGAACGTAGAATATGATGGGTCCAGTTGGACTGCAGCAACTGCTTTACCAGCAGCGCGAGGATTAGGAGGATCTGCTGGACAGGCGCAAACAACAGGTTTAGTTTGGGCTGGATTATCTCCAAGTGCCGTAGATACAACATTAGAATACGATGGAACTAATTGGACTTCAGGTGGAACTTATTTAGAATCTAAATCAAATCTTCAGGGATTTGGAGATCAAACTTCAGCTATTAGTGGTGGAGGAGAACCTGACGTATCCACATGTGCAGGATATGATGGAACAGCTTGGTCAACAAGACCTTCGTTGCCAGGAACAAGAAAACAAGCTGGAAGTGGTGGAAGTGCAAATACATCAGGATTAATGTTTGGAGGAGAAACACCTCCTATTACAGACACAACAATAGAATTTACAGGGGAAACATCAGCAGCTAATATAGAGAATTTTGATTATAGTTAATTATGGCAACTTATAGAGAAATACACGGTAAAGCAATTAGAACATATTCATCTGACCCAACGTTAGATTCAACGTATGAGGGACAGGTGTGGTATAATTCTACCTCAAATACATTTAAAACTGTAGCAGGTGTTGGAGGATGGTCCACCACTTCGTCTTTACCTGTGGTTAATCAGTTAGGTGCTGGAATGGGAACTGCAACAGCTGGTTTAACCGCTGGTGGATATGGGCCAACTACACCACCATTTAGTTCTAAAGCTTTAACTTTAGAATTTAATGGAGTTGGTTGGTTGCAAGAAAGTAATCTGGGAACAGCTAGACATGCTTTAGGTGGTTTTGGAATTCAAACAGCAGCGGTAGTTTTTGGTGGTAAAGTGGATCCAGGTGGAGCTAATCCAGCTAACGTTGAAGAATATAATGGTAGCACTTGGTCAGAAGAAACTGATCAACCGGCTGCAATGCAAGGGAGTACTGGTGCTGGAACTTTAACCGCAGGTTTAAGTATTGGTGGTCAAACAGGACCTGGTCTTCCTAACAGAGTAACTACTACACTTGAGTATGATGGAACTAATTGGACAAGCGGGGGAGCTTTACCGGCTGCTAAAACATTTGCAGCGAGTGCTGGTACACAAACTGCAGGTTTAGCTTTTGGTGGAAACATAGCACCAGATAATGCTGCAACCACTACAGAAGAATATAATGGAACAAGTTGGACATCAGTTCCTGGAACTATGAATACTGCAGTGTTTGAACAAGGATCTACTCAGAATGGTACTCAAACAGCCGCCTTATCGTTTGGTGGTAATACAACTCCTGCTTACACTGCATTTAGTGCTAAAACTGAAGAGTATGATGGGACGACCTGGACAGAAAAAACTTCTATGCCTGCAGCAACAAATGCCCTAATGGGTTTTGGTTCAAATACAAATG